TCATCATCTTCATCATCTTCAGTAACAATTTCAACTTTACCGTCTAGTATTGCTTGCTCTGCCTCATCTAAAGATAGCATAGTCTCACCATCTTCTGATATATACTGACCATCTTTCAGTTCCAAAATAGAACCATTTTCTAATTTAATTTTCATAACATCTCCGTTTAATTATGTTCTATTTTGAACAACTATACTAATATTCAATCTAAACCTATCTTCGTAATATTATTTATCTTTTAAAAATACACTAAATAGTACGTATTATACTCTCAAAAGCTTTAAACATTATATCTTCATGAATACCTTTAGCTTTAACTATTTTATTCACAAATTCTTGATGACATTTTAACCGTTTCGCATCTACCTCTAACATCTCACCGTTAATACCCATAGTCCATTCTTTACCTTCCATTATACCTTGAACGAATGCTGAAGGAGCTCCTGGATTTAACACTGTATCAACTGCGAAAATTTGATAATCATTTTGTACTTCGTTGATACCATTTTTCTTTTTGATTGATCCTGTGCCTCGAGTAGATACTGCAACTTGCACTCCTCCCTCGATAAGACCTCTTAGAATATTACCTTGTGGTGTATTTAACACTTTAGCTTTACCCACAACATCATTACCAGAGAATATCATTTCTTTTATAAGGATAGATGCATTAGTCATATCAGGTTGAGGTGATTGAGGGTGATTATTCTCTCCGATAGCTCTATTCTTATCAATCCACTCTGAACGATATTGATTAAGAGCATTTTCCATAACTTTTCTAGGATATATTCGACCGTTATTATTAGAAACATCTGATTGCGCAAACACTCCTTTAATATACAACTCTTTGTCTTTAGATTCTGTAATTAGAGTTTGATTGGACATTTCTTCTGTTATAAGTAACATTATCTTTTCTCCAATCTCATATTTTCTTTCTTAGCTAATTTAACAACATTATTATATGTTTTAGTTGAAGCTACCATCCAGTTACCTGAAAACTCGATATCATCAAACTTATCCATTAAATCCATTGAAAAGTCATCATCATCAGCTTTAAACATTACCCATGCAGCCTCAATGATAGACGGCATCACAACTTGTTTAACATCAACTTTATCCATTTCAATGACATTTGCCGCAGCGTTAAATAAACTACTCATAAATTTTTACCTTTTCTGTTAGATTTTTTTCTTTGTATTTTGCTAGAAGCATAACTCTTACCACGCTTAGATCTAACTGCTTTTTTAGCAGCTTTCTTTCTTGTAATTTTATCTTTTGCTGTTTGTGTTACACACTTTCCCCCTTTAACTATTTTACCAGCAGGACAAACAATCTTCTTAACTATTTTACCATTTCGAACGACTCGTTTCTTTTTAAGTTCATTGACAATGCTCTCAAAAGATTTCACTTGTTATCTCCAGTCCATTCAGTTTCAATCTCAGCGAAGAATTTATCTTTATCTTCTTTAGACAATTCTGATTGACTTTCTACTCCAAACTTCTCTAATTTTTTATTAAAAAAAGCTTGATAAGCCTCTTTATCACCAGAAACTTCTGTAAACATAGTCTTTGCAATTATAGGCCGTTTAGCATCAATTTTACTGTAAATGCGATCTTGTAATAAACTAGAGAACACATCTTTAAATTTTGATGCCGCTTTATTGTTACTATGTTTGATTAAATCTTTAATATCCATCTCCATCTCCTTTATATTGTTTTATATTAAGCTCATCTTTGATATTAGCATCAATCTCTTCTATATCATGTTCAGATTGTTTTAACACTTTTTTCCTGATATAATCATGAGAGTAATATGAACCAACATAATCAGTCATATTAGATAACACTTCCAACCTTTCTTTGAGAATTTCACTCTCTTTTAACTCAACAAAGAAAGTATCATCCATAAACTCGAAGTTGATTAATTCTTTAATACCTTTCCATTCATTTTTATTTATCACACCTTTCAACACTAATTGGACACGGAGAGCTTGAAATAATATTAATGAGAATTTCTTTCTAAGTTTGTTTATAAATTTAGCGAATTTAATCTCATCTCGAGCGATTTCACTTTGACGACCGAATCCATAAGTTGCTCCATCTTCTAATCTAGATGATGGGACGTGTAGTGCTTTATAAGCATTCTTTCTAAAGTATAATAACTCATCTAAACCGTAATCACCTGATGCTGTAGGGAGCGTATCAATCTCAGTAGTTGAAGAACTAGATCGTCTAGGAATCCAAAAATCCTCAAGCATACTAACTGTATGTTTAGCACCATTGATAGTACCAGTATTAGAATCATATACCATTTTATTCTTATACTTAGACATAATACTCTTCATATACTGTTCAGCACGAGTCTTAGGTAAGTCTCCTACATCAATATAAAACACACGTTTTTCTGGAGCTCTTGTTATACGGTATACTGTAGTCGCGTCTTCCAGCATATTAAGCATGTTAAGAGGTTTAATAGCTTTGTGTAAATATGATAATGCTTGATTTGAATTATCATCAAATATACCTGAATCTGCGTATATTATAGATGCTGGATCAATTTGAAGTGTAGTTGAATGTCCATTTATATCATCAGTATATAGATAATACTCTTTAACCTCTTTTACAACATCAACTTGATTTTCATCCTTTTCTCTAATAACTTCTTTTATAAGTTGAATCTTAGTCGAATCTATGTAACGGAGTTCTGTGATACCTTTTTTAAGATTACTATCGTTGACTATAATATGAAAGAATATACGACCATCCACATACCATTTCCGGAATATCTCATCTCCGTTATAATTAAAATCGAACTTTTTTTGAATATTAAAAAATTCACTTGTTATACTATCCTTGATATTTTCAGGTAATTCTAACTTATCCAAATTAATGGATACTGAATCTTGATTAACATCAAATACAATAGCTTCATTTATAATATCATCGATTGCGGTATTAGCTTCTGGTGTATTAGCTATAACTCGATATTGTTTAATAAGCTCTGCACTATTCTTCCAAGTAGCATTAATATCAAACTGAGAAACGTTAAAATCAGACGCGTCTATTGCTATAGAACCATCTACATCAGGTGATACAAATGAATGGTTAGTATTCTTTACACCTCCCATTCGTTTGGATAGTTTATCCCCAATAGCTTCAAAAATATTCATAATGTAATAAATTCAATAATAGTTAAGACACTTCCCAATAATCGTATGCAAATGTTACACCATACTCAGCAGGTGCTCCATCTGTTCCCCAAGCTAAATCAATAGCATCTAGAGTAGTGGGGAAAGCTCCGTGGAATGTATAAGTTGCAACAACAACCCCGTTACGATCCATTGGTCTAACTTTCATAGTACGTTTGTATTGTGATGGAGCTGCTCCACTAATATTATCGTGACTCGATTGTTCTTTTAACCAACCTTCAACATCAGCACGAATAGCTAAAGTTTGATCCGCTAAAATAGTAACAGTCCAATCTTCAAACGTTCTATCTCCAGCAATCTTTACAACTCGATTCATAAACGGAACTTCAACAGGTTCTACAGTAGAACCTGGAATAGATGCCCCTTTAACTACAAATGAAGCTCCATCTCGACCGATATTATCAATCTCTACTTGAAATAAATTAGCTCTATATAAATCTGTTGGGAAGTGATTTGATGTAAAATCATTAATTGAAAAACTCATGTTAATTTCCTATATTATACTGATTGCACTCAGTTAAATGTCATTAAAATTCAAAATATTGTATTTGATATCAAATACCTATTATAACATCTCTACACCATATACATCTTTAACATACACTTTACTTGTATGTTTATATATAATACCATATATAATCTCACTTGCTGCTGAATCTAAAGAAGCAATACTCTCTTTAGATGGCATTTCATTATATTTCTCAATCCAATAAACTATATTAAGAAAATCATCTCTATCTAAATCGTTGTGTTTAGCAGCAATCTTAATATCCTTAATAATTTTCTTTTTGATTGATGGTGTTACTTTTATTGTTTTACCTTCATTTAAAAATTGATCATAAGTCTTCATATTGTTACCTAGTATATACTATATTAATGGTTAAAAAGTTGTTTATAGTATTATTTATCGTTGAGAAATTAAGCAGCAATAAATAGATTGTGTGTTGCAGATAATAAAACCTCCTAACTAGTAATTAGGAGGTTTTTGTTAATTAAACTTATTACTTTTGATTAAATTATCCTTCCACGGTATAAACTGTAGATTGGTTATACCTCCTATCACTTCAGGAGGTATATTATTATCAAACCCATAAGATATAGGTATAATATGATCTAATTGATATGCTCCATCAACTCCACACATTCCTCGAGGTTTATCTGAATTAGGTAACACTCTCAAATCATTTGATTCAGTTACCCGTCTAACCTTAACTTTATATTCCTGCAACTCACTTTTATCAGGGTTCCAATTAGGATGTTCAGAACCGTATTTAGGATTATTGTAATTTGCATTCCCATACCGTTCTAGCTTCGTCTGTCTACCTTTAGCGTTCCACATCGATCCATTCTCGCTAAAAGTTTTTCCGGATCTAATACTACAATCCTTCCCTTTTTCTGTAGCAAAGAATTTCAACATTCG